CACGACTACGATATTAAGGATTTAAATAGGTAATGTACTATGGAGATAGCCAGGATGAATTATTATTTTACAGGTTTTTTAGTTATCTTATTTGTGTTGTTATGTTTTATGCAACCTGCATATCCTAGAAACGAATATCTTAATGAGTATGGTGTAAGATGTGGTGAAGTAGACTTTCGTGTTGAAAGAAGAGATACAGATTATAATTACAGTCCAGGTAGCACACATGAAAATCAAAACTTTAGTATAACGTACAGAAAATATTTAGGTACAGATTGTAAAACATCAAAAGAAAACGTAGCAATCAAACAA